TGCAACTGATGAAATTATTGGGGCTGTCCGGGGAGCATCCGGACGAGGAGATCATCGCCCTGACCGACGCCCGGATCAAACTGGCCGGGGCCCTCCCGGAGATCGCCCGGGTGCTGGCGCTGAAGGAGGGGGCCGGGCCGGCGGAGATCATCGGGGCCGTCAAGGGGCTGCTGGCCGGGGCCGACCGGCTCGGGCAGGTGGAAACGGAGCTGGCGGCGTTGAAGGCCGAGGTGAGCCAGGGCAAGGCGGAAAAGGCGGTGGAGGCGGCCCTGGCGGCTCTCAAGATCACCCCGGCGCAACGGGACTGGGCCTTGAAATACGCCCAGGAGAAACCCAAGGAATTTGAGGCCTTCGTGGCGGCGGCGCCGGTGGTGGGGCCGCCCACGGAGAATCTTCAGAACGGCAAAGGGAAGGGCGGGGGCGGCCTGACGCCGGAGGAGACGGCGCTCTGCAAAATGATGGGGGTGGAGGCGGCGGCCTTCAAGGCCGAAAAAACCAGGCTGGCCGAAGGCCAGGCCCAATAGGAGGGGGCAACGATGACGGCACTGACGGCTGATAGAAAGACCTCCTATCAGGAGGGGGTGGAGATCGCGCTGCCGGTTTACACCAACGTGGAAATTTTCGCCGGGTCGATGGTGTGCGTGGGCGGCTCCCACGGCTACGCCATCCCCGGGGTGGACGCCTCGGGCAACCAGTTTGTGGGCGTGGCCATGGAACACGTGGACAACACCGGGGGGGCCAGCGGGGCCAAGTGGATCAGGGTGCGGCGCCAGGGGGTGTTCGACTTCGCCGCCTCCTCCATCACCCAGGCGATGGTGGGGGACCTGATGTACGTGGTGGACGACCAGACCTTTGACGAGACGTCGCCGGGGAACAATGTGCTGTGCGGTCGCCTGGTGGAGTATATCTCCAACACCCGGGGCAAGATCGATATCGCGGTGGCGGTGCCGGTGGCGATGGTGGCCGGCGGCGCCCTGACCATCGCCGACGCCGGGTCCAACTTCACCACGGACACGGTGGAGGCGGCCTTCGCCCAGTTGGCCAGCCGGCTGAAAAAGGCCCGCCTCAATCCTGTGGCTCTGACCCTGGAGGACGGGACGGCGCTGACGGCCTACGCCGCCGACCCGACCCCGGGATGGGCGCAGTTGGCCAACAAGGAAGTGGTGCTTAAATGGGGCAGTCACGCCACCCCGGGGGATGCGGCGGCGGTGTTCCATTTACCCGACGACCTGGACGGCGGCGGGGACGTGGAGATCCACTTCCTGGCGGCCATGTCGGCGGCCAACGACACCCCGGAAATGACGATGGAGGCCTATTTCAACGCCGGGGACACGGACTGTGCCGGGACGGATGACGAGGTGGACGGCGGGGTCGCCATGACGGAGTATGTCATGACCATCGCCGCCGCGGACGTGCCCAACGGCCCGGCCCACCTCACCATCATCCTGCATCCCAAGGACGGCGAGATGGGCACCGACGACCTGTATCTGTACGGCATCTGGGCGGAATACACCCGGTTGATCACGGCCTAAGGAGGATACCAGTTATGATCGTCAATCAGGAAAGTCTGGCTAATATCTATACGGCCCTGTCGGCGGTGTTCAACGCCGCCTTCCAGGGTGCGCCGGACGCGTGGTACAAGCGTCTGGCCATGATGGTGCCTTCCAGCAGCCGCTCCATTGACTACAAGTTTCTGCTGGATTTTCCGGGGATGCGGGAGTGGATCGGCGACCGGCTGATTAAGTCCCTGGAAGGCAAAAACTGGGAAGTTGTGAACAAGGACTGGGAGAGCACCATCGAGGTGTTTCGGAACGACATCGAGGACGACCAGTTGGGGCTTTACAATCCCGTGGTGGCGGCCCTGGCCCAGGAGGCGGCGCATCACCCGAACCAGCTCATCGCCGATCTGATCACCGGGGGCGGAGCGGCGCTGTGCTATGACGGGCAGTATTTTTTCGACACGGACCACCCGGTGGGTTCCGGCACCACCGGCAATTACGACGCGGGTGCCTCCATCGCCTGGTACCTGTTCGATGTGAGTCGCGCGGTGAAACCATTCATTTTCCAGAGCCGCAAGCCGGTGCAGCTCACGACGATGGACCGGGAGACGGATGTCAACGTATTCATGCGCCGGAGCTTCCTGTACGGGGTTGACGCCCGCTATGCGGCGGCCTACGGCATGTGGCAGTTGGGCTACAAATCCACCCAGGTGCTGAACGACACCTATTACCCGGCGGCCCGGGCGGCCATGATGGAGTTCGCCAACGCCGACGGCCGCAAGCTGGGGATCAGGCCCAACCTGCTGGTGGTGCCGCCCTCGCTGGAGGGCACCGCCCGGCAGTTGTTGAACGCCCAGTTTGTGATCGGGGACGCCACCGCGGGGGGATCTAAGAGCAACGTCTGGCAGGGGACGGCGGAGCTGCTGGTGATCCCGGAATTGTAAACATGAGAAGTTTGCCGCAAGACCATAGCCGGCGCTTGGGCCGGGTGGAGATGCTGCTGGCGGAAATGGCCCGGCTGCCGGAGGGCTATGAGTTCTCGGACCGGGAGCGGGAGAGTCTGGTCAATCTGGCACGGGCCATCCGGCGGAAAGTGGGGACGGCGGGCGCCGGTGGCAAACTGGCGCCAGCGCAAGGAGGGCGGGCGGGGACGCCCGCCCCACCAACATCGGCGGGGGCGGCGGGTATTCCAAAAAAACCGAAAACCGGAAACCGAAACTCGAAAACAGGTAACTAAGATGGCCTACTGCACCCAGAACGACCTGTTAAAGCTGATTCCGGAGCGGGAGATGGCGGAGCTCACCGCCGAGTCCGGAGAAACGCCGGACGCTGAGGTGGTGAGCGCCGCCATCGCCCAGGCGGACGCTGAGATCGATGCCTACCTGGCGGTGCGCTACGTGCTGCCCCTGGCGGCGACGCCGGCCCGGGTGAAGGCTTTAAGCCTGGACATGGCGGCCTATCACCTGTATTCCCGCCGCAGCGTGATGAGTGAGACGCGACGGGACAAGTACAAGGACGCGGTGGCCTTTCTGAAGGATGTGGCCGCGGGGCGGGCGGAGATTATCGGAGCTGATGGCCTGGAATTGGGGGGGGGCGCCGGCGACGTGACGGAGATCAGCAGCGCCGTCCGGGTATTCACCCGGGACGACCTGAACGGGTTTTAACAGGGTTTGACATGGCCGGAGTCAAGGTAACCTACACCGTGGTCAAGGAGCAGACCATCCAGGCCCTGGAGCGCCTGGAGATCCGCACTCGTGACCTGACCCCGGTGATGCAGGACTTCGCCGAATACATGAAGGGCTCGGTGGAACGCACCTTTGCGGCCCAGGGGCGGCCAAGCCGCTGGGCACCGCTGAAGGCGGCGAGCCTGGCGTCGTGGCTGGCCTCCAAACGAACCTGGGTGACCAAAAGGGCCCGGAAGGGCGGGGGCGGCAAAGAGGGGTTTTGGGGGGACAGGCGGGTCACCGGCAAGGGCTTGACCGCCCTGCGGAGCCGCCTGATCCTGACGGACACCGGCCGGCTGCGCCGGGGCATCAGGTTCGCCGCCGGGCCCCGGGGGGTGGAGGGCTACACTAACGCCGAGTACGCCGCCATCCAGCAGTTGGGTGGGGTCATCAAGGCCCATGCAATCCTCCCCCGGAAGAAAAAGGCACTGTTCTGGCCCGGGGCGGCCCACCCGGTGCGCCGGGTGATGCACCCCGGGTCCAAGTTTCCGCCCCGGCCGTTTTTGGTGTTCCTGGAGGAGGACATCCGCTATCTGTTCGACCGGATGGCCGCCTACCTGTGGGGGTAAGGAGGGCGGGCGGGGACGCCCGCCTTAGATAACATGAATTACACCTTTGCGGACTATGAGCGCCTGCTGCTGGAGCGCCTGGCCATCATGCAGGCGCCCTGGGGGCCGCTGGCGGAGATGGCGGGCTTCGCCGGGCAGATCGTGCCCTCGGAGTCGGGCCTGCTGCTGGTGCTCCTGAACCGGTTTCCGGCCCTGCTGGTGGAAATCCGGGAGGCGGAGTACACCCCGGGGCCGTATCCGTACCACACGGAATTAGTGACGGCGGTGCTGCACGTGTGCTGCCGCAGCCTGCGGAGCCAGGAGGAGGCCAGGGGCGGGGACGCCGGGGCCTTCATGCTCCTGGCGGAGGTGCGCCGCCTGTTGCTGGGGGTCAAGCCGGCGGAGGATTTACAGCCGCTGCTGCTGGTGAACCAAAGCCTGGCGGCGGCGGGGTTATCGGAGGACAACGAGCACCTGGTGATCTACCAGGCGAGGTACAATTTCACCAATCCCCGGATACGGGAGGGAGACTGACATGGGTCTGAGTTCCGCTCTGCTGGGCATCGTCATGCAGTATAAGGCCATCAAGACTATGGACTTCCGCATCCCGGAGGACAATCTCAACAAGACCGTCTCCCAGGCGTTTGCGGCGGGCACCGGGGCCAATCAATGCGACCTGGTGTTTTTAGATCAGCGCACCCTGGCGGGGGGGGCCAACGAGTCCCTGGACCTGGCGGGGGGCAGTTTGACGGACGCCTTCGGGACGGCCCTGACCTTTGTCAAGGTGCGAGCCCTGGTGATCGTCAACCTGAGTTCCACTAAAATCCTGACGATGGGGAACGACGCCAACCCGCTGCCGTTTTTGGGGACGGGCAGCCACACGGTGACCCTGGCGCCCGGGGCCATGCTGGCATTGGACAACCCGGTCACCGGCTGGACGGTGACGCCGGACACCGGCGACAAGATCAAGGTGGCCAATGACGCGGGGGACCCGGCGGATTACCTGATCTGGATTCTGGGAACCTCGGCGTGAGGTCCGGGGTGACGATCATTGGCGGAGTGGAAACCCCGGAGGCGGCGATCAGCCGGGGGACGCCGGGCCGCGGTTTTCAATCACGTCCGGCGGTCACCGTGGTGGTTAGAAGCGGTCGCCGCCGGGGGGCGGGACCGGAGGGCGGCGGCATGCCGGAGTCCCGGCCGTTCCAGGTGCGGGCGGCGGTAACCGCAAGCCGGCGGCCGCCGCACTGGCCGCCGGCAAATTCAGTGAAACAGGAGGAGGCTTATGAGCGCACTGGTGCACCAGCGGACGCAGATCGCCGCAAAGATTGAAGAGGTGGAGGGCACGGCCGAGACGTTAGAGGCGGCCGACGGCTTTCTGGCCTTTCCCCAGGGGGAGCCCGACCCCAAGATTGACCCCTACGAACGCAACCCCTACCGGGAAACGCTATCACCGTTGCCCTCGGTGCTGGGCAAACGCTCCGGCAAGTTTCCCTTCATGACGGAACTGGCAGGCTCCGGCATTGCCGGCACCGCGCCGTTCTGGGGCAAGCTGGCCAAGGGGTGTGGGATGGCGGAGACGGTGGTGCCGGTGACCAGCGTGGCTTACGACCCGGCCTCCAGCGCCATTCCCTCCATGACCCTGGCGGCTTACATGGACGGCACCATTCACAAAATCTGGGGGGCCCGGGGGAGCCTGAAGCTGAACCTGGAAGTTGGCAAGCCGGGGCTGCTGAACTGGGATTTTCAGGGGGCGGACTGGAGCCACCTGGATGGGGCTCTGCTGGCGGGGGTGACATATGCCACGGTGGTGCCGCCGGTGTTTTTGAACGCCACCTTCCAGATCGACGGGGTGGATTTTCTGGTGGAGAAGGTGGAATTCGACCTGGGGAACACCCTGGCCCTGCGCACCAACCCCAACAGGGAGAGCGGGCACGAGTCCTGCCTGATCACCGACCGCAAGGGCAAGATTACGTTAGATCCGGAGATGGTGCTGGCGGCCACCAAGGATATCTGGACCATGTGGCGCACCGGGGCGGTGGTGGTATTGTCGGCGGTGCTGGGGAGCACGCCGGGGAACATCGTCACGATCACGGCCAACTTCCAGTTGCAGGACGCCAAGCACGGGCAGCGCACCGGCATTCGCACCACCAGCCTGACGGCGCTGATGCCGCTGAGCTTGGGTGATGACGAGTTTAACATCACCTTGACATAAGGGATATTTATGGAACTTAGCGACATTCTGGAAGTGGGGGACGACCCCACCCAACCCCGGTGGGTGGAAATTCGGGAGACGCCGGGCTTGGCCTTGAAGCTGCGGCTGCCGGATTTGCCGGGGCTGAAGGGGTTGGCGCAGATGGCGGTGTACGAGGCCAGCCGCCAGGCCCCGGAGGGCGGCGGGGATATTCTGGAGGCGGACCCCGGGGCGGTGGGGGTGAAGTGGGCCCTGTACGCGGTGCAGGACTGGCGGGGATTGACGGGGGCGACGCTGCGCCGGCTGGCGGCG